TAGGACGCATACACGCCCTTCGTAATCACTCCTGTATGGATCAGCGGGTTCGCGGCGAGGAACGTCACGCCACCCGTACCGTAGTTCACGTCATACAGCGGGAAGTCGGCGCGCTCTTGGTGCAAGCCGACAACCTGGAAGATCTGCGCCGCCGTCAACGGCGCTGCCGTGTCCACGGTAACTCGGACCTGCGCGATCTCGATGCTTCCAACAGGGATCAGCGGAGGCCCACCAGCGGCAGCGCGAACCTCGCTAAAATCGGTTGTCGTGCTGTCCGTTCCAGCAACCATTGCCAATGCACCACTGCTGTTGACAGTCAGTGAGTTGATCTTGGCAACGGCCGTCGCTGGGCGAGTAATCGCGGCCGTGCCGGCGCCAACTGATGCAACGACCCCGGCCAGATTGCAAGTCAACGCGGCGGCGGATACTTGGTTATTCACCGCAGTGAACGTGCACGCGCCACCTGTCAGCAAACCATTCGGCCGCACCACGGGTGCGTAGCCCGAACGGCTCGACCATAGCGTTGCCGCACTGGTGTAGTGGGTATGGTCGCCAGAGTCGGTAAGAGCGACCATCGCAACCGAGTTTTGACCGGCCTCGTATTGCAGTTTTGCATTTTCGGCAGTAGACATTTATTGCTCCAAAGAAGAGAGGCGCATAGTGTCGCCAGGGGTGTAGTCAGTGACGGCGAGGTGTGGCTTTGGTGAATCAAAGAAAGGGTGGACAACGTGCAGCGCGGGGTTGAACCGCTCCAACGGGAGCCATTTCCACCCACTCGGATTGGTGTCGGATTCAACGGCGATCTTCAGTTCTTCGCGTTTCATGCGGCCTCCACAAGTTGAATCTTGCGTGGCCTGCCGCGCGGCATTGAGACTTGCGCTGCGACAGGTTCTTCATCTGGCAGTTCGATAAGCGACTTGTGCTTGATCTGGTGCCACACTTCGGCCTTTGGCACCCGCAGCTCGGTTCCAACCGGATACAAGACGTTACGGACTTCAACTGGTTTTCGCACTCGGACCCGGACGCCGTGAACCATTGCGATGCTGTTAAATACTTCCGGAGGTACATATTCAGCAAATGATTCTGCTGAGTCGTATTTACTCCATACTCCAACAAGCGGCCCGCTGACTGCGCGAACTTGACCTTTGATAAACGCCGCCATCGACTTGTGTTGATCGATGGATCGCTTAGCGTGGTCTGTGCAGTCAAACCCTGCAAGGATTACCGGATGTGCCCCCATCAGCGAAGCGGCCCAGGTGGCGACCACTCCTGTGAATAGCAGTCTTGGCGACAGCGGGTAGTCTGTGATCCCATAGTCGCACCAATGCCACGGCCCGATGATCGGGGCCTTGGTATGCGGTCGAATGTGCGCGTCCATCATGACTTTCAGCGCTGTATGCTGATTGTCCATCGCAAAGACGTAATCGACCTTGCGCAACTTTGCGCCGTGCTCGTTCGTGCTGATCCATACATCAGCTTCTACCTGTGCGATATCTGCCGCAAGGCTAGGCCCGCCGCCCATGACGCAAATCCTTGCGCCTTTGTGCTGCATGACTAGCTCGCCGAAGCTCTTTAGGGCAATCATTGTGCAACTGCCACCAAGAGCTTTCGTTTTCGCTAAGACAGGTTTGGGTTAGATGTTACCCAGGGTCAGCACACCCGCAGTGTGCTTGATACTGGTTGCGATCTTGTCCCAGTTCGAGCCGGTGGCGATCTCTGCATCGGTAGGCGACTTCCCGCCGTTGCCCATGTCCCAGGCGTAGCCCTTCAAGCCGAGGCCGAAGGTGTAGTCTGCCTGCATAGTGGTCACGATGCGTTGCGCGCCGTTCGTGGTTTGAATGTTAGTGACAAGATCACCCGCATCGTGGACGATTACTCCACCCGACACCAGCGACAATACCTTCTGATCGGCGCCAGTGCCCGTTTCACGCAACGCCGGGGCGTCGGTTACAACAATGCGACGGCCGAGGATCTCGACCACAGTGACGTTACCGGCCTGGAACAGCTCTCCGGTGTTGGTGAGGTTTGTCGCGATCAGTGCGTGATACGCAGTTCCGTCCATAACATCGCAAATCAGCAGTTGGCTCATGTCGCCAAATTTGGCATGCGCCGAGTTCATATCCGCGTATACAATCGGGCCCGTCCCGGTGTCGAAAACGACCGTCGATCCAACGTTCTCGATAGCTGCCACAGCCGCCGCGATTGCGCTGTTCAGCATGTCTTTCATGAGCGCTTCGGCCATGTTGCGGCTGATGACTTCCACCGCAGCAGCGGGGTTGTCCCCGACCCAACGGAGTTGCGCCGGTTCCCACTCGATTGGGCCAAAGCCGCCTGCGATCTTCACCGTGTTGTGCTGGATCTGTGCCAGAGCAGTGCTCGCTGCAGAAGTGTTCGTTGCGTAGCGATCCACGCGACGCTGCGCAGAGTGCAACGACGAGAACGACGAGCGCATCATGTAATCGCCGTCAAAACCCGTAGTGCTCAACTGAATCGCGCCAGCCGAAGCCGCGTTGAACTTGTCGACCATCTGGGCGACGGTTTCGATAGTTGCTTCACGAACGTATTCGTTGAAGACTTTCATGTCGCTGAGTGCCATGCTGATTCCCTTTTCGCGCCCAGGGCTTGCCCAGGCTTAGTTACTTGAGTTCAGCGTATTTCGACTTGAAGTACGCTGTCCGCTCGTCGGGAGTACCGTCGAGCTTGCCTTTGAGTTGACCGCTAAACCCGCTGCCGCTAGGACCAGCTCCATTCGTTGCGCCACCGCCAGAAGCGCCAGAGCCCTTGATGAGATGCGCCTTGTAGGGGTGCGACTCTACCAACTGCTCGATCGCCTCGTCAGCGTCTGCCAACTCGCCAGGACGTGCCCGCGAGTAAATCTTGGCGCCGTTGGCGTCATACGCGACCACCTTGCCGTCTTCCACTTTCAGGTTCTTGCCAAAGAGTGCTTGCGCAATCTCGACACCTGCCGGGCCTTCGGTCGCGAACTTGTCGGCGATGTACTTCGACCGACTGAACGCTCCCCCAACCATGTGGGCGTGCAGTTGTGATTCGAGCGTTTCCTTCTGCTTGACGATAGGAGCAAACCGATCCTCTACCGCCTTGATCGCTTGTTCGATGGCCTTGTCACGCTCGCCGGCATCCACCAGCTTCTTCGCGTCGAGGTTTGCTACCAACTCCAAAGCCTTGCGGGCCTTGGCGGCGTCCTCGATGCCTGCAAACGGCTTGAGCGCAGATTCTGCGGCTTCGGCACGTTCGCGATGACCTTTGGCCTCGGAGTTGAGGCGGGAGATCGTAGCGACCGTTCCGGAAGCGTCGAAAGCGACTTCTTTGCCGTCGTCGTGAACATAAACCGGCTTACCGTCTTGAACAACGGCGAGCCCTTCGGAGGTGAGTTTTAGCTTCATGGGTTGAGTTGAGGGTTACTGCGGGCATCCACCCAGCCAGTGCGAAAAGGGCCATCCAGCCCAAAGCACCGAGTCCTTATCCAAGGACACGGCATGAACGTATAAAGTGCTTGACTTTTCACGGTGCGTACATACTACTACAAATCTGCTATTGGGGAACAACATTTTGTACCGTTCGAGAAGTTAGCTGCTCGAGGGTAATCCATCGGTTTTTGTTGTTCACGTATTTCTCCACGGGCAAGTCCCACTTACGGTAGATCAAGCCACGCGTCTTGCCCAATATTTCGTCCTGTGTCTCTGCGCTTTGCTTGCGCAGCCACTTATCATAGGAGTTGTCCGTTGGCCGTTCGCCTGCCACCAACGGGGCGAACGTGCTGCGGCAGTTGAAGTGCCGCGCGCCCGGCCCCAGCCCCCAGGGGTAAGCGTGGCCGATTGGCTTGTGCGAAGCGTCGGCGGTGTAGCGCTTCCCGGCACGCACTATGCACCCTTCCGTGGTGCGTGAGTCGAGCACCGACAGCCAGATTACAGCGTTGCCCACAAGCACATCATTCAGCACGTAGAACGCTTGCGATGTGAATGTCGTTGCGTGCGTGAGCGCCGTCCTAATGACGGTTTCCAACTTCTGGCGCGCGAGTTGAAATGCGCCGTCCGTAAAGGATGCTCCTTTGGTGCCGCGAATATCGGAGATGATCTGAGGCTGCGTACGACCAGCGAGATACCCGTTGTGCACTCCCTTTGTAATCATGTCTGCACGATCGCGGCGCAACGCATCGATTGTCGCGAGTATGGTGGCGCCTAACATCGTCGTTGAGATCATTGACGCGAAGTTTGTCGCGTTGTTGACTGGCACCGCATCAGCATCCTTTGCTCTGTCTAGTAGTCGCTTTTGGTACTCTGCTTCAGCCTCTGCCACGTCTTTGAGCTTCTTTTCCAATGCCGTGTAGGTTTCCTGATAGGTGCGGGCATTCATTGCCAGTGCTGCAGACATCGCGGTGTTGGCGCGCTCCGTGGTATAGTCCTCAGCCGACAGCATGAGTAGCGCGGCCAGCAGCACGGCGAACAGGTCGTTGTCATCCGCGTTCACGTCTCCGATGATTTCGCGCACTACGCCATTGGCATAGAACTGCAAGTCTACCTGATGCCCAATGATGGCATCTTGAATCTGTTCGTTGGTCAGGCTCATAGCAGCATCAAGAGCAGAACTAATATCATCGCGCGCCGGTTGTTGCTGAACCGCAAAGCGTCAATAGAAGACTTGAAGTCATCGACAATCTGCTCGCTTGCCGCACGCCTGACAACGTCGGCGCGTTCCAGTCGGTCTACCGTCACGTCTAGGAACGTGCGTATGGACTGCCTGCCAGCTTCCGTGTCATCTGGTGAGCCAGCGACTAGAAATGCGTTGAGCGAAGCGGCGAGAATTTCACGGTCTGCTGCGGATAGTGACGGCTGACTTAGAAGTGCCTCCTCGATCGCTTTCTTGCGCTTGCTTGTCGGCCAGTCGTAGTTATAGTCTGGCCCACCACGCGATCCACCTACGGCTGTCTCTGTTGACTCTGGCGAGAACAGGTGTACCCATGCCGGTGCAGTCGGATAGCCCGAGAACGCGACTAGCATCGCCGCTGCGACGCCGTAGAACCCTGCGATTTTCCGCAAGTGCTGATACGCAGGCACGCCAGACAATCCGCTCAAGAACGCGAGTCGGTTGCCAGTGGTCGTACTCATGGAATCGGCAACTCTTGCATCCATACCGCTTTGGCGAGATCACCAACGCTGATTCCGGCCTGGAGAGCGGTGAGCATGGCGGACAGTGTGTTGCCTGCACTCATGCCACTCTCAAGTTGATGATTCCAGATCGCCGCTGCGAGCGAGGCGTCCAGGGCTGAAGCATGATGAGCAGTTCCGAGGACGGATGCTGATCCCGCCTCGATATCGCCGGCAGCGGTAAACGCTCCTGGCTTGTACGCAACGCCCGCAATCGATGCTGCGCCAGCCGCGACAGCGCCAGTAGCATCGTGCAGTGCTAGGCGGACTGCAACACCCGCGATAGTCGCCGGTCCTGCCGCAATGGCGCCTTCAGCAGCGAACCCT